GTCCTCGCGCTGCCGGACAAGCCGAGCCGCCACCAGCACCTCGCTGGCTTGGCGCTGCGGCTCGGCGATGCATACCGCCAGCACGTCGAGGCCGGCGTGCACGAGACCTGGCGCGAGCGCAAGGCGGCCGCAATGGCCTCGGCAGGGAAGGGCGCCGCATGCTCAGCATGAACATCCGCTTCGACGCGACCGAGATCGCCCAGGTCTTCGGCGAGCTGCAGCAGGAGCACCCGGACGTGATGGCCAAGGCCATCAACGACACAGTGCGCGAGGTGAAGGAGGCCGAGGTCGCCGAGATGCGCGCGAGCTTGAACAACCCGACCCGCTTCACGCTGAACGCGCTCTATACGCGCTTCGCCACCCGAACCCGCATGCAGGGCGAGGTCTGGCTGAAAGACGACGCGGCGCGGGCTCACTACCTGCTGCCGCAGATCGAGGGTGGCAACCGGCCGCTCAAGCGCTTCGAGGACATCCTGGTGCGGGCAGGCTACATGCGCAGCAATGAGCGGGCGGTGCCCGGCGCAGGCGCGAAGCTCGATGCCTACGGCAACATGGGCCGCGGCCAGATCGTGCAGATCCTCAGCCAGCTGAAGGCCTTCAACCTCGCAGGCTCGGACGCGAATGCCACGGCCAGCAAGCGCTCGCGGGCGAAGCGGAGCCGCATCGAGTACTTCGTTGCGCACGGCGGCGAGGCGCGGGTGGGCAAGGGCTCCTGGAAGCACGGCGAGAAGGAGCAGCACCTGCGGCGCGGCGTGTGGGCTCGGTACCGCTTTAGCTCGGGCAGCGCGGTGAAGCCCGTGCTCCTGTTCGTCAACGGCACGAAGTACGGCAAGCGCTTCGACTTCGCGGGCACGGCCGAGCGCGTGATCGGCTCGCGCTTCCGCTCGCACTACCAGCAGCGCATGGAGCGGCAGCTCGCCAAGCTCGGGCTGTCGGTCAACGGTCGGGGAGGGCAGTGAGCATGACCCAAACCAAGGCTCGGCCGACCACCCCCACCCCCCTGGTCGGGTCCTCCCGGGAGGCCTCGATCAAGGGTAATTCGAACCCCGTTCGCACCGCAGTTGCGGGGCGTTCCTAAGGGGGTTGTACCCATGGAAGCACTGCAAACCCCAATCACCCAAGAGCAGTTCGGCGACCTGGTCGGCATCAGCCAGCAGGCGGTGAGCGAGCTGCTCGGCCGCTCGATCCTGCAGGCCGGCCAGCCGGCGGCGACCTGGCTGCGCGCGTACACGAAGCACCTGCGCGAGCAGGCCGCTGGGCGGGGCGCCGATGGCGAGTTGGCGCGCGAGCGCGCCCGGCTCGCCCGGGAGCAGGCTGACCGCGTCGCGATGGACAACGCGGTGAGCCGCCGGGAGCTGGCGCCGGTGTCTGTGCTGGAGCTGGTGCTGGCCAAGATGGCCGGCGATGTGGGCAGCCTGCTGCAGGGGCTGGTTCCGCGCGTCCGCCGTCGCGTGGATCTACCCGGCGAGGCACTGCGCATCCTCGACGAGGAGGTGACCAAGGCCCGCAACCGCGCGGCGGCCATGACGCTTGAGGATGCAGAGGACGAAGCCGACGAGGAGGAAGAGGCATGACCCAGCCGACCGAGCTGATGGAACTGGAGCGCCCGGTCACGCTGGCCGACCTGGGCACCGAGCAGCGCGACGAGATCAACGCGGCGCTGCGCCGTGGCCTGCGTCCGCTGGAGGCGCCGCCGCCCATGCGGCTGTCCACGTGGATGGCCGAGCACTTCTACTTGTCGGAGGAGAGCAGCTACGAGCAGGGCCGCTGGGAGGCCTACCCGTACCAGGTCGCCATTGCCGACTGCATCGGTCACGACGAGATCACGCACGTCACCTGGCGGAAGTCGGCGCGCACGGGGTACACGAAGATCTTCCTCGCGGCCATCGGCTACTTCGCCGAGCACAAGCGCCGAAACCAGGCGGTGTACCAGCCCACCGACGAGGACCGCGACGACTTCGTCACGACGGAGCTGGAGCCGATGCTGCGCGATGTGAAGGTCATGCGTCGCGTGTTCCCGAAGTTCAATCGCAAGTCCAAGGACAACACGATCAAGAAGAAGCAGTTCCTCGGCTGCCTGCTGCACTTGCGCGGCGGCAAGGCGGCGAAGAACTACCGGCGGATCACGGTCGACTGCGTCTACTACGACGAGACCGACGGCTTCGACCGCGACATCGAGAAGGAGGGCAGCGCCTTCCGTCTCGGCGACAAGCGCGTCGAGGGCGCGACCTTTCCGAAGTCGGTCGCAGGATCCACGCCGAAGCTGAAGGGCTTCAGCCTGATCGAGGACCGCGAGCAGCAGGCCGATGCCCGCTTCCAGTACTTCATCCGCTGTCCGCACTGCAGCGAGGAGCACACGCTCGACTGGGGTGGCAAGGAAGCCAGCCACGGCTTCCGATGGACGAACGGCGACCCGGAGACCGTCGGCCACGTCTGCCCGCACTGCGGCGTGTGCATCAACCAGGCCGAGTATCTGGCTGCGTGGAAGGGCCGCTGGAAGAGCCAGCAGGGGATCTGGATCGACGAGTCGGACCCGGCCCAACTGCGCTTCCGTGATGAGGCCGACGCGGAGATCCCTCCGCCCAAGCACGTGGCCTTCTTCTGCTGGACGGCGTACAGCCCGCAGGCGAGCTGGGTGAGCCTCGTCCGCGACTGGCTGGCCGCCTCGAAGAAGGCGCAGGCCGGCGATGACAGCGACTTGAAGACCTTCATCAACACCACTCGTGGGGAGACCTACGCGCAGGAAGTCGAGAAGAGCGACGCCAGCATGCTGGCGCTGCGGGGCAAGTACGGCCACACCCTGCGTACCGTGCCGCGCGGAGCGGTGAAGCTCGCCATCGGTGTCGATGTCCAGGGCGACCGCTGGGAGCTGGTGGTGTGGGGCTTCGGTCGGGGGGAGGAGATGTGGGTCGTCGACCACTTGGTGATCGAGGGGAACCCGGCCGACCAGCGCGAGTGGGACCTGAAGTTGGAGCCGGCCATCCAGGCCACCTACCGGCATGTGAGCGGGGCGGAGATGTCAGCCGACGCGGTGGCCATCGATACCGGCGGTCACTTCACCCACCAGTGCTACGTCTTCGTGCGCAACCGCCCAAACCAGAACCTCTACGCCGTGAAGGGCGAGACGCGCGTCGGACGGCCGATCAAGAGCGCGAGCGTGCTGGTCGACGTGAATGAGCGCGGACGGACTGTGCGCAAGGGCGTGCGGCTGTGGCACGTCGGCACGGACACGGCGAAGGATCTGCTGTTCGGCCGGCTGCAGGTCAACCAAGCGGGGCCAGGCTGCGTGCACTTCGCGCGGGAGCTGACCAGCGAGTTCTACGAGCAGCTCACTGCGGAGAGCCGCATGCTGGTCAAGTCCGCCAGGGGTGACGAGTACCGCTGGCTGAAGCCCGCAGGCAAGCGCAACGAAGTTCTGGACTGCACCGTGTACGCGCTGTTCTGTGCCCAGATGCTCGGGCTGCACACCATGAGCGACAAGCTGTGGGCACGGCTGGAGGCCGGGCTGGAGCCAGACCTCTTCGCAACGCCTTCAGTCGGCGATCCGCCGCCATCGCCGCCGGTGTCACCGGCGCCGCATCCGCCGCCGGCGCAGGCTCCGAAGCCGATCCCTATCAAACCCCTTTTGCCTCAACCCTCACCGATTGCGAGCGACGCATGGAGCAACCGCCTGTGAACCTGTGCCTCTTCGAAGACATCGTGCCGCAAGCCGCGGAACCGCCGCGGCCGCCGCGGCGCCAAATCGACCACGCAGCGCTCTGGCGACAGGAAATGGCAGAGGTAATTCAGGAGCGCCTGTCAGTCTATGAGCCGTGGGCGAGCGAGATGGCCCGCGAGATCGTGGAAGGGCTGCGTGGCCGGATCGGTGGTGCGATGATCTACGTGCCGGCACCGGACAAGCAGGCTCGCAACGTACGGATCCGAACGCTGTTCACCGGGCGCAATGTCGAGGAGCTGTGCGATTCCTTCGGCCTCGGTCGGTCGACCGTCTATCGCATCTGCAAGCTGCGCTGACCGGACAGCACCCGGTTGCCTGCAGCATGCAGTA